AGCTCCTCCGCGCGCAGGCCCGCAAGACCGAGCTGATCGACGAATACCTGCGGCGGCTGCCGCCGGGCGGCGCCGCTACATGAGCTGGGACCAGCACCTGGCGGAGGACCGGCGCCTGGCCATCCTGCGCGTCCTGGACGCGGCGCCCGGCTACGCCGCCAACGAAAGCCTCCTGCACGCCGCGATCGAGCGGGTCGGCCACGTCGTCGGCCGGGACCTGCTGCGGTCCGACCTGGCGTGGCTGGCCGAAGTCGGGCTGCTGCGCTTGTCCGTCATCGCCGGGACGCTGTCGGTCGCCACCATCACCGGCCGCGGCCAGGACGTGGCGCAGGGGCGGGCGGTGGTGCCCGGCGTCAAGCGCCCGCGGGCGGGCGACTGATGCCGCGCAGATCCTCCGTCGCGCGGCTCGATCCGCGGATCCGCGAGGCGGTGGACGCCGCCATCCGCGACGGCCGCGCCACCATCGATGACCTGGTCGCGCTGATCCGCGCGCATGGCGGCGACGCGTCGCGCTCGGCCGTCGGGCGCTACGCACAAGGGATGGAGCAGAGCCTCCGCCGCTACCGCGAGACGCAGGAGATCGCAGGCCGCTGGATGGCCCAGTTCACGGAGAACCCGGACAGCGACGTCGGCCGTCTGCTGGCCGAGATGCTGAAGACGATCGCCTTCCAGTCCATGGCCGACACCGAGGCCGCAGAGCCGAAGGACCTGGCGCTGCTGGCCCGGGCGGTGAAGGACCTGGCGTCGGTGGACGCGGTCAAGGCGCGGCTGCGCGCCGAGCTCGCGGCGGAGACGAAGGCGCGCGCGGACGCGGCCGCGGCGACGATCGAGCGCGAGGCCGAGGCAGGCCGCATGCGCCTGTCGCCCGAGGCGCTGGCGACCATCCGCGAGCAGATCTACGGGATCGCCGCATGAGCGGCGGGGGGGATCGCCGCATGAGCGGCGGGGGGGATCGCCGCATGAGCGGCGGGGAGGATCGCCGCATGACCGACGACGAGCAGCTCGACGCGGACGAAAGCGCCGGCGGCGCGGTGCGGCTGGCGGTGCGCTCGGTCAGGGCGGGCGTCGTGCTGATCGCGGAGGAAGCCGCGACGGGCGTCGGCTCGCGCGTGCTGCTCTCGGCCGAGGAGGCGGAGCTGCTGGCCGATGCGCTGCGCCGCGGCGCATTGCTGCATCGCCGGCTGGCGGCATCGCCGCCGGAGGTGGGCCATGCCTGAGGCCGCCATCGTCGCCGTCGCGGTGATCTGCGCGCTTGCCGCGCTCGGCTCCGCCCTGCACATCCACCACCTGGCGGCCCGCGTGGCCGCACCGCCGCCGCCACCGCCGGAAGGGACCAGCATCGAGGTGGTCGTGGAGGACGAGCATGTGGTGCTGGCGTGCATCGTCAGCGGCGCGGTCGTGGTGGAATGCGTCCTGACGCCGCGCGAAGCCTCGGACCTCGCGGATCTGCTGCTGAAGCATGGCTACGCCGCCTGCGACCAGGCGCGCCCGGCGCCCGGCGGCGCGGCGCCAGTGGCGTGACCGCCCCGGCCCTGCCGCTCTACGCCTACCAACGCGCGTGGCTGGCCGATGCCAGCCGCTTCAAGATCGGCATGTTCGCCCGCCAGACCGGCAAGACCTTCACCACCACCCTCGAAATTGTGGACGACTGCTACCGCGCGCTCGCCGCTGGTGGCCAGCGGCGGCGCTGGGTCATCCTGTCGCGCGGGGAGCGCCAGGCGAAGGAGGCGATGGATGAGGGCGTGAAGAAGCACGCGCGCGCCTACGGGCTCGGCCTGACGGAGATGGACTACGACTTCGTCGAGGGCCAGACGCGGGTCAAGGCGCTGGAGGTGGAGCTGCCCGGCGGCAGCCGCATCACGGCGCTGCCGGCCAACCCGGACACCGCGCGCGGGTTTTCGGCCAACGTGTTCCTCGACGAGTTCGCCTTCCACCAGGACAGCCGCGCGATCTGGAAGGCGCTGTTCCCGGTGATCTCGGCGCCCGGCCTCAAGCTCCGCATCACCTCGACGCCGAACGGCAGGGGCACCAAGTTCTACGAGCTGATGACCGCGGGCGATGACGCCTGGTCGCGCCACGTCGTGGACATCCATCGCGCCGTCGCGGACGGGCTGCCGCGCGACATCGCCGAGCTGCGCGCGGGCCTGTCGGACCCCGACGCCTGGGCGCAGGAGTACGAGCTGCAGTGGCTGGACGAAGCCGCGGCCTGGCTGTCCTACGACCTGATCAACACGGTGCAGCACGAGCGCGCCGCGGATCCGGAGGGCTACGAGGGCGGGCCCGTCTATGTCGGCATCGATATCGGCCGCCGGCGGGACCTGTTCGTGGTCGTGGCCCTCGAACAGGTCGGCGACGTGCTGTGGGAACGCGAACGCGTGCAGGCCCGCCGCATGTCCTTCGCCGCCCAGGACGCCGAGCTTGACCGGATCATGCAGCGCTACCGCGTGGTCCGGGTCTGCATGGACCAGACCGGAATGGGGGAAAAGCCCGTCGAGGACGCGCAGCGCCGGCATGGCGCGCTGCGGATCGAAGGCGTGCAGTTCAGCGGGCCGCTGAAGCTGCGCCTCGCGACCCTGCTGAAGGAGACGATGCAGGACCGGCGTCTCCGCATCGGCCCCGACGCGGAGATGCGTGCCGACCTGCACAGCCTGCGCCAGGTCGTCGGCGCGACCGGCGTCGCGCGCTTCGTCGTGGATGGGGAAACGGACGGCCACGCCGACCGCGCCTGGGCGCTGGCGCTGGCCGTCGCGGCGGCCGAGCGGCCTGTCGTGCCGATGGATCACCAAAGCACCGGCCCGCGCCGGGTCTCCGGCCGGCTGGCCGATTACACGGGAGCCTGAGCATGGCGCGCGCGCCCGCAGATCTCCGCCGCGAGATCGCGACGATCGACACCGATCCCAACCGCATGCTGTTCGGGCAGCGGATCCTGCCCGAGGACGCGACGCTCGCCACGCGCGGCGCCGGCAAGGGGCTCTGGCTCTATGACGAGCTGGAGCGCGACGGCCAGGTGTTCGCCACGCTGCAGACGCGGCGGCTGGCGCTGCTCGGCCGGCGATGGGAGGTCGATCCGGCCGATGACAGCCCCGCCGCGGCCCGGGCGGCGGAGATGGTCGGCGCCGCGCTGTCCTCGCTCGGCGTCGAGCGCCTGGCGGAGGCGCTGTTCGACGCGCTGCTGAAGGGCCTGGCCATCGTCGAGCTGATCTGGGAACCGGCGGACGGCCTGGTGCTGCCGGTGGCGGCCAAGGCGCGCGACCCGCGGCGCTTCGCGTTCCGCGCCGAGCCCGATTCCCGCGGCCGCATCGGCTACCCGCTTCGCCTGCTGACGCGGACGCAGCCGCTGGAGGGCGAGCCGGTGCCCGAGCGGAAGTTCCTGATCCACCGTGTCGGCGCGCGCTACGACAACCCCTGGGGCCTCGGGCTCGGGCACCGGCTGTTCTGGCCCGTGTTCTTCAAGCGCCAGGGCGTCGCATTCTGGCTGTCTGGGCTGGAGAAGTTCGGCCAGCCGACGGCGCTCGGCCGCTATCCGAACGGCACGCCGGAGACCGAGCAGAAGAAGCTGCTGGCCGCGCTGCAGGCGATCGCGACCGACGCCGGCGTCGCGGTGCCGGAGGGCATGGTGATCGAGCTCCTGGAAGCCAAGCGCAGCGGCACCTTCGACGCCTATGAGGGCCTTGCCCGCTACATGGACGAGGACATCGCGAAGATGATCCTCGGCCAGACGCTGACGACGCAGGTCGGCGCGTCGGGCAGCCGGGCGCTGGGCGACGTGCACAACGCAGTCCGGCTGGAGATCACGAAGGGGGATGCGGATCTGCTCAGCGCCACGCTGAACGAGACGCTCGTGCGCTGGATCGTCGAGGTGAACATGCCGGGCGCGCCCCCGCCCAGGCTCTGGTGGGATGTGTCCGAGCCGGACGATTTGTCCGCGGCGTCCGAGCGGGACGAGCGCCTGCTTCGCATCGGCTACCGGCCGAGCGCGCAGCGCATCGCCGATGTCTACGGCGAGGGCTACGAGCCGGTGGCGCAGCCTGCCCCGCCGCCGAACGACCTGGCGCGGCTGTTCGCCGAGCGGGGCCTGCCGGCCGCGCGCCGCCGGACCATGCCGCCGGCCGCGCCGCGCGACGCCGCCGACGAGCTCGCCGACCAGCTGGCGGGGATGCTCGATGGCGAGGACCCGCTGTTCCGCGCGATCGAGGCGCTGGTCGCGCGCGCCGGCAGCCTGCAGGAGGTCGCCGACCAGCTGGCGGGCATCCTCGGCGAGGCGCGGGACGAGCGCCTGGCGGAGCTGATGGCGCAGGCGCTGATCGTCGCGAACCTGACGGGCCGGGCGGACCTGGCCGACGATGTCTGAGACGGCCCGGCCGCAGCCCGTTCCGGTTCCGTTCGATGAGGCGATACGGTTCCTGCGCGCCAAGACCAACGTCCCGACCGACCGCTGGCGGGACCTGTCGGCCGCAGAGTATGCCCGGAGCTTCGCGGTCGCGGGTGTGCGCGACATGCAGGCGCTGGAGGAGATCCGCGCGGCCGTCGATCGCGCCCTGGCCGACGGCACGACGCTGGACGTGTTCCGCGCCGACCTGCGCGACATCATGGCCCGCACGGGCCTGACGCTGCGCGGCCGCTTCGGGTGGCGCAGCCGCACCATCCTCGAGACGAACCTCCGCACCGCCTACGCCGCGGGCCGGTGGGAGCAGATCCAGCGGCTGAAGGACGCCCGCCCCTACCTTCGCTACGAGGCGGTGCTGGACAACCGCACGCGGCCGCAGCACCGCGGCTGGCACGGCACGGTGCTGCCGGTGGATCACGAGTTCTGGCGGACGCACTACCCGCCGAACGGCTGGGGCTGCCGCTGCACCGTCCGCAGCCTGTCGGAACGGGATCTTCGCCGCTACGGCTACACCATCACCGATCCGCCGCCGCCGTCCGGCAGCCTGCCGCGCAGCGTGCGGACGCCGGACGGCAACCGCATCGTCGAGCTGCCGCCCGGCATCGACGAGGGCTGGAACCACAATGTCGGCATCCTGGCCGAGCGCTGGCGCGGCCTGATCCCCGAGCCTCCACCGGCCGGGCCGCTGGTGGACGCGGCGGAGGCAGCCGGCTCCGCCACTGCCTCCGCCATTGCCCAGGCCGCGGTGCGGGCTGCGTTGCCGCCCATGCCGCCACCGCGCGCGCTGCCGGCATCGCTGATCCTGCCGGCGGGGATGCCGGACGAGGCGTATGTGCGCGCCTTCCTCTCGGCGTTCGGCGCGACGATGAAGCGGCCGGCGCCGTTCCGGGACGTGACGGGGGAGACGCTGCTGATCGGCGCCCCCCTGTTCACGACCCAGCAGGGCGAATTGAAGGTCGGCAAGCGCGACCGAGCGCGCTATGTGCTCTTGCTGGCTGAGGCGGTCCGCGCCCCCGACGAGGTGTGGGACATCATCGAGCCCGCCAGGATTGCCCGCCCGGACCGGCCACGCTTCCTGTTCCGGCGTCGCTTCGTCGCGCGGTTCAGCGTCGCGCAAATGATCGAGCCGGCGTTTGTCGTCTTCGAATGGAGCCGCGCCGTGTGGTCTGGCGTGACGGCCTTCCGACCATCCGAAGCGGAGTACATCGACGCGCAGAGGCGTGGCCGGCTCGTCTATCGTCGAGAGGATCGCTGAGGGCGTCCCGCCCACCCTCAGCTGCGCCGATCTCCGCGGTGGGCGACGGGCGCCGGAGGGATCGGATCGCAGCAGCACCATACGCCAAGTGCCGCCCCGGCGCCACCCCGGGCCCGAGCCCCTAGGAAGCCCGCTGGCGGCGTTTCGGCGCCGGCCGCACCCGACATACCCCCGGGCGATTGCACCCCGCTCTTAGTGGCCTCTTTGCGCTCTTATTCCGGTCTGGCGGGGTGGGGTCGCGGGGCGCGGTCGTGTCAGCGGGCTGGATGGGCCCTGGCGAGGGCAAGTGCGCATCGATGCGCACTTGGTCGGGGCTGGCCCAGGATGTGGCCCGGGGCTGAACGCCGTCAGCCTGAAGCGCCTACCGGCATGTCTCTACCGTGCACCGCATGACGACCGAGAGCAAGAGCGATCAGCGCCTGCAGGCGACGGCCATCGAGGTGTTCCGCGCGGGCACCCATGTCGATGCGTCCGGCCGGCGGCTGGCGTTTTCCGACAGCGACGTGGCGGCGATCGCCGCGTCCTACGACCCGGCGCTGTACGAGGCGCCGATCGTCGTCGGCCACCCGCGCGACGATGCGCCGGCCTATGGCTGGGTCGGTGGCCTGACGGCCGATGGCGGCATGCTGCGCGCGGACGCGCACCAGGTGGACCCCGGCTTCGCCGAGCTCGTGAACGCCGGGCGCTTCAAGCGTGTGTCCATCTCGCTCTACGCGCCGGACAGCCCCACCAACCCCAAGCCCGGCGGCTGGTACCTGCGGCATGTCGGGTTCCTCGGCGCGCAGCCGCCGGCGGTGAAGGGCTTGAAGCCCGTCGCCTTCGCCGGATCGGACGAGGGCGTCGTCGAGCTGTCCGAGACCTGGACGCTCGGCCTGGTCGCGTGGCTGTTCCGCAGCCTGCGCGAGATGCTGATCGGGCAGTTCGGCCAGGAAGCCGCGGACCGGGCGCTGCCACGCGACACCATCGACACCTTGGCCGATGCCGGCCCGCTTGTCCCACCCGCGGCGGGCACGCCGCTCTACGCCGAACCCCAGAAGCAGGAGGACCCGCCCGTGGCGGACACCACCCATGAGGCGCAGCTCGCAGAGCGTGAGCGGCGCATCCTGGCCGAGGAGCAGCGGCTCGCTGCCGATCGCGCCACATTCGCCGAGGAGCGCGCCGCGATGCGCGCCACCGAGGACGCGGCGTTCCTTGATCGCATGGTGGCCGAGGCGCGGCTGCCGGCGGATGCCCGGCCGCTGGCCGCCGCCCTGTTGGCGCGGGCGGACGCGATCGAGGTCGCGTCCTTCGCGGACGTGGCGGAGACCGAGCGCGGCGCGCTGCGCCAGCTCATCGAGCGGCTGCCGCCTGCCGTGGCCTTCGGCGAAACGGCGCCGGCCACGGCGATCACCGTGGCGGACCCGGGCAGCCCCGCATCCATCGAGGCCGCGGCCGACGCGCTCATCAAGGCGCGCGCCGACGCCGGCCAGACCCTGACCTTCCGCGAGGCCGTGCGCCTCGTCGTCAACGAGGAGACCAGCGCGTGACCGATCCCGCGATCATCAAGGCCTTCACCGCCGGCCCTGGCGGTGTCCGCCAGTTCCGCCTTGTGCAGCCCGGCGCGTCCGATGGCCTGGCCATCGAGAGCACGGCCGTCGCGAACTTCATCTTCGGCGTGTCGTGCCAGCCGGGCACCGCGCTGGAGGGGCAGCGGGCGGACATCGTGCTGGCCGGCATCGCCGACGTCGAGGCGGGCGGCACCATCGCGCGCGGCGCGTTGGTGACGACCGACAACCAGGGCCGCGCGGTGACGGCCTCCCCGGCCGCCGGCGTCAACAACCGCATCCTCGGCATCGCGCTCATTGGCGCGGCATCGGGCGACATCTTCCAGGTCCTGCTCGCGCAGGGCTCGGTCCAGGGCTGATCCAGGAGACACGACACAATGGCGAACGCCACCTTCCCCATCCAGCCCGCCCTGACCGCGATCGCGATCCGCTATCGCAATCCGGTCACGATCGCGGACATGGTGCTGCCGCGCGTCCCGGTCGCGACGCAGGAGTTCAAGTACTTCCGCCACACCCTGGCCGAGAGCTTCACCCTGCCCGCCACCGCGGTCGGGCGGCGCAGCAAGCCGACCGAGGTCGACTTCACCTCCGCCGAGGTTCCCGGCTTCACGAGCGACTATGCGCTGGACGACCCGATCCCGCAGGCCGACCTCAACAACGCGCCGGCGAACATGGACGTGCGCGGCCGGGCGACCGAGGGCCTGACGGACCTGATCGCGCTCGACCGCGAGGTCCGCGTGGCGAACCTCGTGTTCACGCTCGGCACCTACGCGTCCACCAACCGCACGACGCTGTCCGGCACGTCGCAGTGGTCGGACTACACCAACTCCAACCCCATCAATGCGGTGCTGACCGGCCAGGACAGCATGATCATGCGGGGCAATGTGCTCGTGCTCGGCCAGGCGGTCTGGACGGTGGTGCGGCAGCACCCGCGCGTCGTGCAGGCGGTCTATGGCACCTCGCAGGGGGCTGGCGTCGTGACGCGCGAGCAGCTGGCGCAGCTGCTGGAGATCGACGAGGTGCTCGTCGGCCAGGGCTGGGTCAACACCGCCAAGCGCGGCCAGACGCCGACGATGACGCGCGTGTGGGGCAAGCACGCGGCACTGCTGCACCGCGACGGCATGGCGGACACCCGCGGCAACCGCACCACGTTCGGCTTCACGGCCCAATGGGGCGAGCGCGTGGCCGGTGCGATCCCCGATCCGAACATCGGGATGCGCGGCGGCGAGCGGATCCGCGTGGGCGAGAGCGTGCCGAGATCATCTCGGCCAGCGACCTCGGGTTCTTCTGGCAGAACGCGGTGGCGTGATGCGTATCTTCGCACTGTCCACGATCGAGCATGACGGCCGGCGGGTGCCGCCGGGCGAGGTGCTCGTCCTCGATGACGCCGCCGCCATGGCGCTCGTCACCGCCGGCGCAGCGGCGATCGATCCGGTCCATTCCGCCGACCAGGCCGACGACGCGGGCGCCGAGCCGGACGCGACCGACCCGGCCGACGAGGCCGGCGCCGAGCCCGACGCCGCGCCCCGCCGCAAGAAGCGCTGAGGCATGTACGCGACCGTCGCCGATCTCGAGACGCGGTACGGCGCCGCCGAGCTGGCGGAGCTGACCAACCGCGCCGGCGGCCAGGATCGCGACGACGCGGTCCTGCTCGCCGCGATCGGCGACGCGTCCGCCGAGATCGACGGCTACCTGGCCAGCCGCTATGCCGTGCCCGTCAGCCCGGTGCCGCCGGTGCTGGTCGGCGCGGCGGCGGCGATCGCCCGCTACAAGCTGCGCGGCCCCTCGGCCGGGGACACCGTGCGGCGTGACTATGAGGATGCCATCCGCCTGCTGCGCGATATTTCCGACGGCCGGGCCGGGCTGCAGGGCGCGGCGGCGCCTGGCGTCCCGGCGGCGGGAACGGTGCATGTGGATGCTCCCGCGCGGCGCATGTCCGTCTCGCACCTGTCCGACTATACGGCCTACGGCGGCGGCTGATGGCGGCACGCATCACCATCACGGTCGACGACGCCGAGGTCCAGGCGGCGCTGGCGGAGGCGTCGCGCCGCGCATCGGACCTGACGCCGCTGATGGACCGGATCGGCGCCGCCCTCGTGTCCAGCACACAGGCGCGGTTTGAGGCGCAGGCCGGGCCGAACGGCGTGCCGTGGCGCCCATCGATCCGCGCAGCGCAGGGGCTCGGCCAGACGCTCCTCGATAGCGGCCGGCTGCGGCAGTCGATCACCCACCGCGCGTCGCGCGACCAGGTCGATGTCGGGACAAACGTGCTCTACGCCGCGATCCACCAGTTCGGCGGCACCATCCGCGCCAAGACCGCGAAGGGCCTGCGGTTCCGCATCGGCGACCGCTGGGCGACCAAGCGCCAGGTCACGATCCCGCCGCGGCCGTTCCTCGGCCTCGACGACGACGACCGGGACGAGATCGTCACGCTCAGCACAGAATGGCTCCGGCCGGGCGGTGCTGCGTGATCGAGGCCCTGCGCGACATGCTGGCGGCGATCGACCCGCCGCCCTTCCGGCACATCGGGCTGGCGGCGGAGTATGCGTCGCTCGATGCGCCGCCACCGCCTGCGCGACTGCCGGCGGCCTATGTGATCGAAACCACGGACGCCGCAGAGCCGAACGGGCTGCTGACCGGCGGCGTGCGGCAGCGGCTGACGCGCGGCTTCGCCGTCGTGATCCTCGTGTCCACCCTGCGGGACGACAAGGGCGGCCAGGCCACCGTCAGCCTGGCACCCCTGCGCCAGGCAGTGCGCAGCGCGCTGCTCGGGGCGGCGCCATCCGACGCCTATGAACCGATCACCTACAGCCGCGGGCGGCTGCTCGCGGCCGAGCGCGGGATCCTGGCCTGGCAGGACGAGTACCAGGCCCGCACCATGCTGAGGAGCGCCTGATGACTGACACCCCCGCTGCGCCGCTCGCCTACCCGACGGAGGGCGGCAGCTACGAGCGCCTGCCCGACGGCACGCTGCGCCGCCTCGACGCCGACGCGCCCCCGCCCGCGGGGCCGCCCGCCGGCAAACCGACCACGACCCGGAGGACCGCCTGATGTCCGGCAGCCTGCGCAGCCACCGCTCCGCGATGCTCGCGAAGCTCGAAACCACCTACGCCACGGACTCGGTCCCGGTCGCCGGCACCGACGCAGTCGTGCTGCAGGAGGCCGAGATCACGCAGATGGACGCCGATGCCGTCGAGAGGCCGCGGCTGACGCCGCATTTCGGCGCCCGGCCCATCGCGCTGACCGCCCTCAAGATCCGCGCGACCGCGCAGGTGGACCTGGCGGGGTCGGGGACGGCCGGGACTGCGCCCGCCTATGGCCCGCTGCTGCGCGGCTGCGGCATGGCGCAGATCATCACTGCCGCGACCAAGGCGGACTACACGCCCATCTCTGCCGCGGAGGAAAGCCTCAGCCTCTACTGGTTCCTGGACGGGCAGCGCCAGCGCGCGCTCGGCGCGCGCGGAAGCTGGGGCCTCGAGATCGCGGCCAACCAGTTCCCGCGCCTCACCTTCGAGTTCCTCGGCCTCTACACCCCGCCGACCGAGGTCGCCCTGCCGGCGACCACCCTGACGGCCTGGCGCGAGCCGCAGGTCGCGAACACCACGAACACGCCGGTCGTCACGCTGGACGGCCTGACCGTCGCACTCGAAAGCCTGCGCTACCGCCACAACAACGACCTGGTGTTCCGCGACCTGGTCAACCGCCGCTACGTGAACATCCAGGAACGCCGCCCGGTGATCGAGGTCGCGATCGAGGCGCCGACCCTCACGGCCAAGAACTTCTGGGCGATCGCCGACACCGGCACGACCTTCGCCGCCGTCGCGCGCCAGGGCGCCGCGGCCGGCAGCATCGCCGAGCTGACCGCGCCGCGCTGCCAGATCAGCCAGATCGCCCGCCGCGCTGCCGACGGCGTCGAGATGCTCGACATGACGCTCGTCGTGCTGCCGAACACCGGGAACGACGAGGTCACTCTGTCCGTCCGCTGAGCCATGAAGGAGCGCTCGCATGTTCGTGCTGATGAAGGAACACCGGTTCTCCTGGCCGGTCTCGTTCGATGTGCCGATGGAGCACGGCGCCCGCGTGGCGCAGGGCTTCACGGCCCGCTTCCGGGTGCTGCCGCAGAGCCTCGTCGAGGATATCAGCCGCCGCCCGGCGGAGCTGATGGCCGAGGCCGTCGTCGGCTGGGAGGGCGTCCTGGACGAGGCCG